CATAAGTTGCCATAAATAACAACGCAACTTTATAATAAGTTGTCAAACTTAACAACACAGAGCAATGAGAACAATAGCACAACAATTAGGAGTTACCGACTTTCTCTTTAAAATAAATGAGATAGGTACACTAAAAGTTTACCCAAAGGATAAAAAATAATGACAGAATCAATGAGCAAAACAATAGCACAACAATTAAACATCAAGGACTTTCCATTTAGAATAAAGGATAAAAACGGTAACATAATATATTGTGAATTATCCGATGGATGTACGTACAAATATGAATATGATTCAGAAGGCCGTGAAAGATACTTTCAAAGTTCCGGAGGGTATTGGGAAAAGTCTGAATACGATTCTGATGGCAATCAAATATACTACGAAGATTCCGATGGTGTAATAATAGACAACCGACCAAAAGAAACCATAAAGAGTACTTGGAGTATTAGAGATTGCTTCAAAGAACTAAGGATGAGTAAAAAAAATCATTTAGGTTTTGGAGATATAAAGCTTACAATAGCGCAACAAGAAGATATATGCGACTTGGTAGAATCACTAATAGAGAAAAGCAAAACCACAGAACAATGAGAGTTTTTCTAGTTAAACGCAAAGGAGCAACGTATTTGGGTAATATGTATTTTGATAGTAATATTACATTTTCGGATGGTAACAAAATAACGACTGGGATATTATTCTTTAGAAAAAAAGATGCTCAAGCATATTTGAAATCAATAGGGTACAATGAATTTTATGAGGTTGTTGGAGCAACCGTTGACAATACAAAACAAACCACAGAACAATGACTCAAGCAATGAAAGAAGAGCAGGAGGTATGGGATTGGCTACAAGATAAGCACGTTCCAGACCTAGCAAGAAAAACGGGGCTAGGTACAACGCCTATTTATTATTTTAAGCACGGTAAAGCTAAAAATGCTAGCTTCCAGTTAATACGTTCACTTCAAATAATAAAAGAAAAAGAATGTACACCTTAGCACTAGACGCTTTTAATACATACCAAAATACAGAACTACTTTATAGCAAAGCCTTACAAGCTTATCAACGCTTTACCACCCGAATACCTGATAACTGGGAACTGATTACTACGTTCTGCGAAAAAATGAATATAGGCTACGACATCTTATTTGAAAAAACCCGAAAACAAGAAGTAGTAAGATACCGTTCTTTATTCTATAGCTGGGTAGGTCTTTCACACATAGAAGTGGCCAGAATGTTTGACATACACCACACTAGTGTAATGCACTTAAGACGAACACACAAGGACCGACTAGTACAAGACAAACAATATAGAATTTTAAGCAGACGACTAAACCATTAACGCAATTTGCTATTTAGTGTGGTAGCTAAGTAGCTTTTTTTCTTGTAGAGGCTAGTAGATGTGAAAGTTTACTAGCTTTTTTTTGCTTATTTCAATACTTGTAAAAAATTGTTAATTTAAGGGCAACACAAAAAAGCAAATTATGGCCCTATTTGACCTTTTACCTTTCGCAAAAACGAAAGCACCAAGCACCCGTTTAGTGAATGAATTAAACAGACAGTTATTTAGATTTCACAAGGGTATGCCGATTTCTTTAGACGATACCCAGAACGCCTACGTAGAAGATGGCTACGAAATTAATCCAGACGTATATAGCGTAATTAATGGGATTACTAAAGCAGCTGCAGCCGTTCCACCTATCATTCACATAGTTAAGGATCAGAAAAAAGCCCTTAAGTACAGACAACTAACCAACACCGTAAAGGATAAAGCTACCCAAGGTAGTATAGATAACCTTCTAGAGTTAAAAGAAGAAGCCTTTGAAGAAATAAACGATGAACAAGACCCGCTATACAAGCTAATCAATAACCCTAATCCACTACAAGGCTACCCAGAATGGTACGAAAACATGAAGGGCTTTCAGCTGATTACGGGTAATGGGTACACACACTTTATAGAACTAGGTGATGGTACATTTGGTGAGATGTGGGTAATGCCTTCGCAGTTCACTAAGATAGTAGCTGATTCGTCCTATGAAACTTTGATTAAGGGGTACATAATTGATATGTACGGGCACGATGGACACCAGATACCAGCCGAAACGGTAATGCATTGGAAATACTGGAACCCTGACTACGATAGCGTAGGTTCACACTTATATGGAATGAGCCCACTAAAAGCTGCACGTAGAGCAATGAGGTTAGGGAATGATGGCGACCAAGCACTAAGTAAAGCCCTACGAAATGGCGGCGCTTCGGGTGTAGTCTATCCTACTGACCCAGATCTAGAGCGACTAACACCAGCCCAACGCTCACAGTTAGAAACCTACCTACGCAGTATGCAAGGCCCTGACAACTACAAAGCTTGGTTAGTGTCTAATGTAAAGCTAGGATTTGAGAAGTTCGGGATGCCGCCCGTAGATTTAGAGATTATCGAAGCGGGTAAAATGACGCAAAGGGATATATGTAATGTTTTTAACTTTCCTTCCGAGTTACTGAATGACCCAGACAATAAAACCAACGCTAATAAGCAGGAAAGTAGAAAGCAGTTATATCTGGATAATGTAATACCAGAGCTTACTAGGGATTACGCAGAACTAAACCGTTCCTTAGTGCCCGTCTTTAACCGTGCAACTGGTAGAAACTATCATTTAGATTTTGACATTCAAGCTATAGATGCGCTTAACAAAGACAATAGCGAAAAGGTAGATTGGCTTACCAAGGCATGGTGGCTTACAGCTGATGAAAAGCGTTTAGAAATGGGCTACCAACCTATAGGCGATAATAATAGATATATACCTATGAATTTAGTGCCTGATGCTGCTAACGAATTGACAGACGAAGAAATTAAACTATTAAAAAGTGAATACGGTGCTTAGATATTTCACACAAAGCGACTTCGACAAATGCACACCAACGTGTATGTTAGAAGACATGAGCCCCACGTTCATGGAGATGCTCGACAGTGCTAGGCATATATGTAATATACCATTCGTGCCTACTTCGGCCTTTAGAAGCGAAATTTACGAAAGGGAGCAAGGCCGCGATGGCACAAGTTCACACACTAAAGGGCTGGCCATAGATTTAAAGGCCACTACCAGCACCGAGCGCTTTAAGATCATAAACGCACTTATTTCTATTGGGTTAACTAGGATAGGTATAGGTGAAAATTTCATTCACGTAGATATGGATAAAAGCAAGGCACAAAAAGTAATTTGGCACTATTATGGATAAAGCAGAAAGAAACGATATAGAAACCCTAAGTAATATAGTAATGGGATTAAGTAAGGATATACAAGACATAAAAACTGCTTTATTGGGTTCAGACTATGGAGATGAAGGCCTTGTAAACAAAGTGAAAAAGAACGAACAAGAGATAGATAAATTGATTACTTTTAAAACTAGAATAGTAGCATGGGCTGCGGGTGCAGGACTAGGTTCTGGCGCTTTAACTAACTATTTAATGGAATTATTCAAATGAAACTAAAAGACAAAAAAATAGTACAAGTACTGCAAGCGACTTTTGCAGGTGAAAACAAAGTAGGTAAGATAGTTCACGGGGTACTGGACATCTTACCTATTCCTAACCAGCCACTAGGTAAGCTTATTAAAGCTATCCTTAACGGTGAATGGCAGCAGACTAAAGAAGAAATTAAGGCAGCGTTCACACTTAGAAACGTGGTGGCTATTATTTTAACGGTGGCTTTTGTTATGGGATGGATAACACCCGAACAAGTAAAACAGTTTACCGAGATTCTCGAAGGACTTCTATAATTCCTATTTGTTATTGATATGCTAGGCTTTGAAAGGCCTAGTGTTTTTTTATGCCTATCCCAACACCAAATACTAACGAAACGCAGGGCGACTTTATGGCCCGATGTGTTTCTTTTCTGGTGGATGAAGGCCGAGAGAATGAGCAGGCCGTAGCTATTTGCTTCCAGCAGTATAGGGAATCTAATAAGAAGGAAGCCAACCACTACTATACCACGTGGAAAACCTTCGACAATAAACGCAGGTCCTTTGAGCGATACGCAGAACGTACTTTTTACCGTGCCCTAAGAAAGCAATTAAAGCAGTACTTAGACGAAGTAGATAAAAGGGGTATTATAGACTTTGACATAGAAGGGGTGATTACTACCGACCCAATGGCCGAAGCGTACACTAAAGTCTACAAAAGGGTGATGAAGGTATTCGGTCAAGAATCCTATGCTCAAGTAAAGGAATCTATACAAAAAGAAACGGGTGTGGACTGGGATATACTTATAGAACAATGGATAGCAGGAAGCCCAGAACTAGGTGTAAACGCAGCTGATACGACTAGCAAAATTGTGTTAGTAACTGAAACAACTAAGGAGATTATCCGTAAAAACATTCGTAAAAATGTAGCAGATGCCCTACAAGAAGGCACTTCGATACCTGACTTCGCTAGACAATTACGGGGCGACTACGGATTTAGCTTAAGACGTGGCACACTAATAGGTAGAACAGAAATAATAAGCGCTTCAAACGCTGGTTCAGTTTTA